TGGTTCAGGGGGATATTACTGATGTAAGTAGTATCATCAATATTTTATCGAATAACAATGATGTAGATGAAGTCTACAATTTGGCTGCACAATCGCATGTAGGAGTATCATTTAAGCAACCCGGACTCACGTGGGATATTACGGGTAAAGGAGTCCTAAATATACTTCAGAGCATTGTGGATCTTGGGCTTCACTGTAGATTCTACCAAGCTTCTTCAAGCGAGATGTTTGGAGACTCATACGATGTCAACCCAAACGATGGAATTAAATATCAAAACGAAGATACCAAGTTCTTACCGCAATCGCCCTATGCAATAGCTAAGTGTGCAGCTCATTACGCAGTTAGATTATATCGAGAAGCCTACGGCTTACATGCAAGTGCCGGAATCCTATTTAACCACGAAGGAGAGAGACGTGGAGTAAACTTCGTAACCCGCAAGATCACCAAATGGATTGGATCTTTTATGGGGTGGTGCGAATCAAAAAAAATCGAACCCTCCAACTTGGTATACGATGTGGAGAGTATTTATATTCCGGGAAGAACAAATGAAGATCAAGAGTTCCAATTTCCGAAACTCCGTCTGGGTAACTTAGAAGCATGCCGCGATTGGGGTTACGCTGGAGACTACGTAGAAGCTATGTGGATAATGCTCCAACAGGAAGATCCCGACGACTATGTAATTTGCACGGAGAAGACTTACTCAATTAAACAGTTTTTAGAAAGAGCTTTTAAATATGCGGGAATTGAAAACTGGGAAGATCACGTATTTATCGATCCAGAGTTTTATAGACCTGCAGATGTGGAATACCTAAAAGGCAGTTCCAAAAAAGCAAGAACAAAGCTGGGATGGACTCCCAAGAGTGATTTAGAAGATCTCGTAAACATCATGATGAAGCACGACTTAAATGAAAATATACAAAGTTTTTCTTGATATGTCACTAGTTATATCGAGACTTAAAAAATATAGACTATACGAATATAATTCAAACAATCCAATTATCTTTGTAGAAGCTGACGACCCTGACGGTGCTTGTTTCAAAGCAACGCATCAGTTGTTTAAGCTGATACTAGGCCAAGATGACTCTGCGGAAGCAAGGCTGCTATGCAAAGAAATCAAGCGAGATATTAGAGTAAAGAGCGCTGCTGTAAAATGAGAAGAAACTACGACGACCCAGTATATAAAGACTGGCGTAAAAAAATATATACGAGAGATAAGTTCCGCTGTCAAATGCCGGACTGTAGCTCCAAGTATAGACTACAAGCGCACCACATAAAGAAGTGGTCAAATGCCGCTATATTGAGATATGATGTTGACAACGGCGTAACCCTATGTCGCTCGTGCCACGAAAGAGTAACTGGGCATGAGCAAGTTTACGAAACATTATTCTCTCAAATAGTATACAACAATGGCAAAAGCACCTAACTACACGGTTATTAAAGACACCCGTGAACAAGAAGGATATCATTTCAGCAAGTACGATAAGTGCGATGGGATGATAGTACAGAAGATTGATACTGGAGACTATACAATAGTTGGTCTTGAGGAAAAGATTTGCATTGAGCGCAAAGCCTCTCCTGAAGAACTCGCTACAAACTTGGGCCAAAAGAAGCATGCGTTCATGAATGAGATTGAGCGGATGAAACCCTTTAGACATAAATTTATAGTTCTAGAGTTTTCTTTGTCTGACCTAGTTGATTTTCCAGACAATAGCAGAATTCCACAATCACAAAGGAAGCAAGTAAAGATAAGCGGAAAGTACATGTTGAAGTGCCTAATGGAGTTTCAGCTTAAGCGTGACATACACATTATTTTCTGTGGGGACAAGCACAATGCCTTCCTCACTATTTCTAGTATATTCAAAAGAGTAAACGAGATGTATAATTAATGAATGATCATATTGAATTAATCCACAACCAAAACCTAGACCTCGAACAGAGGGAAATATACTTACACGGACAACACGGATCCTTTGACGAAGATCCGGGCGTGGAGTATCGTATGGCTACAACGTTTATTAAAAACCTCAGACACTTGGACTATCTTAAAAATGAACCAATACTTATTCATATGCACAGCATTGGTGGAAACTGGGGCGATGGAATGGCTATATACGACGCTATCGCCCTTTCTAGATCCTACGTAACTATATTGACCTATGGGCAAGCAGAGTCAATGAGTAGTATTGTGCTGCAAGCTGCAGATAAGAGAATAATGATGCCCAACGCCTACTTTATGTCTCACTACGGAAGTAGCGGAAATTCTGGCAACTATCTAGACACTCAAAACTGGGCTAAGTTTGAGGAAAAAATATCAGATACGATGTTAGATATCTATACCGACAGATCCAAAAAGGGCAAATACTTTAAAGATAAATTCACAACCGTAACAGAGGAAAAAGTCAAGCGTTTCCTGAAGCGTAAGCTTAAAGACGGCGATTGGTATTTAACAGCTCACGAGGCGGTTTACTACGGATTAGCTGACAACGTTATAACTCATAGAAACTTGGGGAGCATCAATAGCTTAAAATGACATCAGAATTAAAAGAGATAAATGAAGCTTGGCTAGACCTAGACATTTCAGATAGCGAGATATGCAACCCCGCTCAAATACTCACAACGAAAGACGGCGATTACCACTTACGGCTAGTCTATCTTATGACTAAGCCAGAATATTTTTCATTTCTTTGTAAACATATTCTCAATGTCCAAATCTTACCGTCACAAGCTCTCATGCTTTGCGAAATGTGGAACAGAAAGTTCCCTATGCTTATCGCTAGTCGTGGATTTGGTAAGTCCTTTATGTTATCCCTGTATTCCTTAATACGGGCGCTGATACTACCAAAGAGAAAGATAGTTGTAGTTGGTGCCGCCTTTAGGCAGTCAAAGGTTCTGTTTGAGTATATGGAAACCATCTGGCGTAATGCGCCCATCCTGAGAGACATATGTAGCCACACCAGTGGGCCGCGTAGAGATGTCGATAGATGTGTTATGAGAATTAACGACAGCACCGTGACCTGTCTACCCCTTGGTGACGGACAGAAGATTCGTGGTCAACGTGCTAATGACATTATATCTGACGAATTTGCTTCTATACCTAGGGATATCTTTGAGAACGTTGTTGCTGGTTTCGCCGCTGTTAGTGCAGACCCTATTGATAACGTGAAGAGACTAGCCTCTGAAAAAAGAGCAGAGGAATTGGGAGTAAAAATGGCGGAGAACGTAGAGGAAGAAGATTTAGCCAATAAGGATAATCAGATCATTCTTTCAGGTACGGCATACTATGACTTCAATCACTTTGCAGACTACTGGAAGAAGTGGCGTCAAATTATCAAGAGTCAAGGTAGGGAAAATAGACTAAGAGAAATATTTGGAGGAGAAGAGGTTCCAAAGAGTTTTGACTGGAGACAATACTCTATAATCAGAATACCATACGAGCTATTGCCGGAAGGCTTTATGGATGCCGCACAGGTAGCGCGATCTAAAGCAACGGTTCACGCAGGTATCTATCGAATGGAATTTGGAGCATGCTTCACTAGAGATAGTCAGGGATTTTTTAAGAGATCGTTAATTGAGTCGTGCGTTATCTCCAATGAGAACACCCTTAAAGACTCGCAAGGTAACGAGATCCACTTTGAAGCTATACTAATGGGAGACCCTAACAAAAAGTATGTTTTCGGGGTTGACCCAGCATCTGAGGTTGATAACTTTAGCATTGTAGTAATTGAGCTAAGCACAGATCACAGAAGGATTGTTCATTGTTGGACTACCAATAGATCAGAACATAAAGATAAGGTGAAAAAGGGTTATTCTACAGAGACTGATTACTACGCATATTGCGCTAAGAAAATCAGGGATCTCATGAGACTCTTTCCATGCGTTCATATTGCTATGGATGCGCAAGGTGGTGGTATAGCCGTAATGGAATCCCTTCACGACAAGGACAAGATCAAGGAAGACGAAATAGAGATATGGCCCGTAATAGACGAGAACAAAGCTAAAGATACTGACGATGAAAAAGGACTACATATATTAGAGATGTGTCAGTTTGCAAAGTACGACTGGTTAGCAGAGGCAAATCATAGTTTAAGAAAAGACTTTGAAGATAAGTCCTTATTATTCCCATTCTTCGATCCTGTCTCCCTTGGCATCTCAGCCGCAGAAGACGGGATGAAAAACAGAGTATATGATACACTTGAAGAGTGCGTTCTCGATATAGAGGAACTTAAGGACGAACTCTCTATGATACAAATGACGCAGACACCTTCTGGACGTGACAAGTGGGATACTCCAGAAGTAGTAGTTGGAGCAGGGCGGAAGAGCAAAATCAGAAAAGATCGTTACTCTTCTTTGATCATGGCAAACATGGCCGCTAGAGGCATAATGAGAGCGCCCACACCGCAGGAGTACCACTTTTATGGAGGGTTCGCCACGATGGACGGTGTAAAACGAAAGGGCAGCGACACGATGTTCTCAGGGCCTAACTGGTTTACCGAGAGTATGAAAGACGTTTACTAATTTGTGTGTATAATACTGTAACATTCCAACTAACATTCCAATTGAAATCCTAGAGGTGTAAAATGAGAGAAGATATGATAACTTGGTCAGACGATGACGATAAACAAAAAGCGTTTGCTGATTATAGCGAAAACATTGACTCTTATGCTGGCTTAGGTAAAAGCTCTGCTTACAGCAGGAACTTCTTGAATATTGAGACCAATAGATCAGTACGTCCTGAGTTCACAAAGAGAGACTACCATGCGTTTAGGGACTCAGAAAGAATCCCAAGTAACCAGAAGCGTATCATCAAGATGTGCATGGATGCTTACGATAAGGTTGGAATCATACGGAATGTAGTTGATTTGATGGGAGACTTTGGTAGTCAGGGTATTAGCCTTGTTCATCCAGACAGAACTGCTGAGAAATTCTTCCAACAGTGGTTTAAAAAAGTTAACGGTAAAGAAAGATCTGAAAGGTTCCTTAACAACCTATATAGAACTGGTAACGTAATCATATATAAGAGTAATGCAAATGTTACTCCTGAGTTATCAACCTTTATGAAGAGCGTAGCTAATGACATTAAAGTAGAAATACCAAACATAACAAAAAATGTAATACCTTGGAGATATAACTTCTTCAATCCAACTACTGTCAATCTTACAGATGGCGGACTATCCCTGTTTGTTGGTCAGAAAAATTACACAATCTCCAACTCTTTTTCTGGAGACAAAGTGGGCAAAAAGGGAGGACTACCAGAAGAAGTCCTAACAACCCTGCCGCCAGCAGCTAGACGTGCTATCGAGCGTGGCGATAGAGACATACCATTAGAGAAAGACCGCCTCTCCGCCTTCTATTACAAGAAGGACGATTGGCAGCTATGGGCAAACCCAATGATCTACGCTATTCTAGATGACATTATCATGCTAGAAAAAATGAGACTTGCAGACCTGTCAGCTCTTGACGGTGCTATATCAAATATCCGCCTATGGACTCTAGGTAGTTTAGACCACAAGATCCTGCCTAATAAAGCCGCGATTAACAAGCTACGTGACATCCTAGCTAGTAACGCTGGAGGTGGAACTATGGAGTTAGTTTGGGGCCCAGAGTTATCCTACACGGAATCAAACAGTCAAGTATATAAGTTCTTAGGTTCTGAAAAATACGACTCAGTTCTCAATAGTATATACGCAGGACTTGGTGTTCCCCCAACGCTGACTGGACTAGCTGGAAACGGCGGCGGGTTTACGAATAACTTCATCAGTCTTAAGACTTTAGTTGAGAGATTGCAGTATGGTAGAAATCTACTTACTAGTTTCTGGCAACAGGAGATGGAGAAGGTGCGAAAAGCAATGGGCTTTAGAAGACCAGCCTATGTGCAGTTTGACCAAATGAATCTCTCTGACGATACAGCAGAAAAGAACTTGCTGCTACAACTTGCAGATAGAGATATTATATCACATGAAACTATACTTGAAAGATTTAAGGAAATACCAACAGTGGAGAAAATTAGACTTAAGAGAGAACTCAAAGAAAGAGATGCCTCTGGAACTCCTGACAAAGCTTCGCCCTTCCATAACGCCAATCATAAAAAAGACTTGGAAAAAATGGATAGACAATCAGAGCTTAACGAAAAGAGCGAAAAGAATAAGGAGAACAAGGAGAATAAGGGACAGCCAAACGCGCCTAAGCCCCCGAGTAAAGAAGGTAGACCTTTACTTAAGCGAGACGATAAGCCAAGGAAGAAAAGGGTTGAAAAGCCAAAGTCAAAACCCGGATTAGCTGAGCTCATCACTTGGTCTCAAAACTCCTACGATAAGATTTCCGAGTCTGTCACTACAGCCTTTCTAAAGATGAACAACAAGAAGAACCTTAGACAGATGACTAAGTCTGAGATGTTTGATGTTGAAAGAATTAAGTTTGACGTACTGACAAATATAAGTCTCTTATCAGAGGTTAGTGATGCAGCCATACACGCTAGTTTAGCGGCAGGCAAGGTAGCTCCTAAAGCGTTTAAGGAAACACTGAGAGACAAAAATATAGTAATTGAAGACATGGCTATAGACAACTTTAGACAACAGGCGATAAGTTGCTATGTTGAGTTTAGTATAAAATAGAGGTTTTCATAATACTTTTTTAAAAATCGTGTATACTTATTTTAGAGGTAAGACACATGAAAACTTATAAACAAGAAATTAAAGATGGAGTGTCTGAGCTAGTCAAATCTCAGGCCTCTCTCGTTTATGCTTCAGTTGCTACAATATCCACTGCAGAACAAACAGTTAGTGATGATATTGCGAAAATTATAGCATCAAATAATAAGAGTAATCCCGGCCAATTCGACCTTTACTACCTAGAATCAGTATTGGTTTCAACTGGCTGGAATAAGAACGATGATGTTTTTACACCTGAATCGACTTGGGCTGCTAGAGATACGCCAGAAGACAAGCAGTTCAACTTCATGCATAACGAAAACGATATCATAGGACACATAACTAGTTCCTATGTTTTAGACAAAGAAGGAAAAAAGATATCGGCGAACGAAGATCAGGCTCCTGATGACTTTGACATAGTTACAGAGGCTGTTCTTTACAACTGTTGGACTGATCCCGATAATAGGGAGCGGATGCAACAGATTATAGCCGAGATAGAGGATGGCAAGTGGTTTGTTTCAATGGAATGTCTTTTCGCTGACTTTGATTATGCCTTGGTAGAGCCCAATGGCACTAATCGCGTGGTCGGACGAGATGAACAATCTTCATTTTTGACAAAACATCTACGCGCCTATGGCGGTGAGGGAAAATATGAAGGATTTACCATTGGTAGGGCGCTCAAAAATATAGCGTTTTCTGGAAAAGGTTTAGTTTCTAAGCCTGCTAATCCAAGAAGCGTAATATTTGAGAAAAGCCGATCCTTTATTGTAGAAGATATTACTGATAAACTTTCAATAGGAGATATCAAAATGTCAGATAATCATGAAATTTTGGACAAGCAGATCGCTTCGCTTAAAGAAGATCTTTCTGCTGCCAAAGCTGAAAACACAGTCATGAAGCAATCTGTAGAAGAGGCAAAAGATAAAGAATTTGCCTCCACTGTAGAAGCTTTTGAAGCTGACGTACAGGCAAAAAACGAAGCAGCTGCTGAACTTGAAGAGACTATTAAGTCTACTCAGGCTCGGATTGCTGAATTAGAAGATGCACTAGCTCAATCTCAAAACGACTTGGTTTCAAGTCAGGCTAAGGTTGACGAAATGCATCAAAAGGAAATAGCATCTCGACGAAAAGCTGCGCTTGTAGAAGCTGGCTTTGAAGACGCAGAAGCTGAAGAGTCCCTTGATCTTTATTCCACACTTAGCGATGAAGCGTTTGACGCCATTGTTGCCAAGTTCAATTGGTTTGACAAGAAAAAGAAAGACGACGACAAGAAGGACGATAAAAAGGAAGACAAAAAAGAGGCCTCCGTTGAGGCTTCGACGGAAGAAGCAGAAACTGAAGAAGCAGAAGCAGAAGAAGTAG